TGTGGTGATAGGTTGACCACTTAAATCGAATTCAATATCGCCAGTATATGGATCCCGAGGTGCTGTAACTAGAACTTCTGGCATTTCAGTCACTGGCATTTCAGTTGTAGTTACTGGCAAAGCGCCTGAAGGCGCAGACTCATTAACTAGATTATCTGTTTCTGATGTAGGTAGTGCACCAGTATCAGCTGTTGTAGTTTCTGATGTAGGTAGTGCACCAGTACCCTCTGTTGTAGTTTCTGATGTAGGTAGTGCACCAGTATCTTCTGTTGTAGTTTCTGATGTAGGTAGTGCACCAGTATCTTCTGTTGTAGTTTCTGATGTAGGTAGTGCACCAGTATCCTCTGTTGTAGTTTCTGATGTAGGTAGTGCACCAGTGTCAGCAACTACAGGCTCTGATGCAGAAACGGCAGTTGGTGCAACCGCTGTCATAGGAGCGGCAGTCTTTTCAGGAATATCTACAATTGTTGGTTCTGGGGTTAAATCCGCAGGGGCAACAGCATTTGTACCAATTGATGATCCGCTAGTACCCCCACCTAAACCTGTGCTTTCATCTGAAGGCGGAGTTGTATCTTCTGTTGGATTACCTAATGATGTGAAATGGTATCCATCGCTACCTAGCGCCCAATAACCATTATTAGTAGGATCAACAAATACCCCACGTTCTGCATTCCAAACTGCGCCACGATCTGGTGGATATATCTTGCTTGTAGTACCAGTTGCTAAAACTTCACTTGGTAAAGCTGGCAAACTTTGATCAGTAGATGCAACTTGAACTCCAGCGCCCGCAGGCGCTTGTGTTTGCGCATCTTCAAAAGCTTTCACAATCTGTTGCAGTGCACCCTCAGAAGATGCTACTTGTGTGCCGCCAGGGACTTGTACAGGCGCAGTGTTTTCAGTAAAAGTAGGCAATGCGCCACTGTCGTTAAACTCAGCATCTTTTGCTTGTTGTTTCAAAACCTTTTGCGCGTCCTCTACCGCACTAGCGCCAATTTCTTTGACTATGTTGCTTTGATCTAAAGCGGTTTGCTGTTCATACTGGGAAACCAAGGGGCCAAGGCTAGTAGCAAGAGCAGTATTTTCTTTGTTGATGTTTGCTATGCTTGGACTTATGTCAGTGTTTAAATACGCATTAATCTTTTCGTATGGATATCTATAAGAGTTAGCGACTGCTGAGCTATTTTTAAAAGCATCAGTGGCTGTACTTAAAGCAGAAGATGCTGTATTTAATCTAGGCGTAAGGGCATTAGCCGCATCAGCGGCACTGTTTGCTATGGTTGCATCAACATATTTGTTGTCATTCCAAATTTTGTATTGAGCATCAAACTGATTTTGTATTTTTGTATACTCATCCCTTGCAGCTACATAAGCGTCATAGTTTTTCTTTTCTATTGCTTGGGCAGGATCTATTTTAGCGTTGAACCAACTAGTTGCTTGGTTTGACAAAGACGTAAAGCGATCGTATAAACCTTTGCCAACTTCATTGTTCTTGTTGATCTGGTCAACTTTACCAGAAATGGCTGCGCTTAATGTGGTTGACGCAACTGAGTTACCAATTGCAGTTCCTATATCCTGACCATTAAGAATAGCTCTTGTTGCGGCTGATGCTGCGCTAGAAATAATTTTTGAATCAACATTGGTGTAACCACTGTCTTTCAAAGACGCGTTGATATAACTGTCTACAGCACCAGATACGCTAGCTTTTAATACTTGCTCAAAACTACCGCCTTTTAAAGCGGTTACAGCGGCAGATCCAGAAGAGCTAACAATAATCTGTTTGATTAGCGCTTCATCAGCGTACTGTGGGCCAAGCTGTCTGAGTGTTTCAGTTTCAATAGATGAGTATTGATCACCAACGGCAGAACCAATTTGAGTAGCCGCCCAAGATGTAGCCGCACTTAAAGCAATCTGCTCCATGCTTCCGCCATTAGCGGCAGTCACAGCAGAAGATGCGATAAGTGGAGGCACTCCCATAGATATCAAAACCGCAGTTTCAATAGTTGGCAGTGGGTTTCTTATGATGTTGTCAGCAGTTGTGTTGATTGCTCTAACAACAGATTGCGTCGTTTTAAGAATCTGTTCTGGAGCGTTGACTACTGTGTCAATTGCAGATTGCCCAAAATCTTGCGTATCTTCCCACGCATTATCTAGTTCTTGACCAATATCACACATGCACTATTCCCTTAAACAAAGGACGATTCTTTTCATCAATACCAGCGTCTTCCACATCCACTGCATATCCAGTGCGATCAAGCATTTTTAATATTTGTGGGTTCTCAGTAACGCCAAATATTGTGTGAAAACCAGCTTTTTGCATTGCTTTAAAAAATTCTTTCATGTTTCTCAAAAAGTTCTTGGGTGTGTCTGCATTAAAAACAAACATTTGAGCAGAACCTTTGTCTACCAACTTATACAAAAACAAAGTGTTATTGCTTCTCATAATTCTGTATTTACCAGACTCAATTGCAGCATGTAAATTTTTGTAAAGCTCTTTCCAATCACGATTGTTACTGCGTGTTTCATCACAGTCACGAATGATTTCTTGTGTTGTCATTTGTTTTACTGCCATGATGCTACGCCTGTAAATTCATTATTCCAACCATGTCTAGCCACACAAGCAACCTTGTTAAGTAGTTCAATGAAGTTAATACTCATAGCGTTTAAATGTCAATTGACTCATTTACGGCGCCTACTAATGCTTGTGCCCAGTCTTGCCAGTCATCAAATATGTAGGGCCCAGGTATACCCTCATTAGTAAATATATCAATTGCTTTTAGTCCTGCTGCCCATTCTTTCCAATCAGTCAGCGCATCAGGTATTACCAACTGCTGACCGGCATACGCTTCACACATAAGCGCAGCCCATGACTGGAAGTCATGATAGCGAGGATCATACACAACTGCAAGTGCCATGCTAACTTCCGTAAGGGCGAACATCGCCCGCCGTTGTACTAAGCAATACTTTACCCATTTGATAATTACCGCCTTGCGTATTGCTAATAAATCGAAGACGAAGCTCTCTTCGCTGTTCTCTCATATCTATTTTGCCCGTTGAAGACGTGAATACAAAGGGGTCTGACTCAACGTCAGCAGCTTGTGCAAAAGGTCTGCCTGTTACAACTACAGACATGTCGCCTTCTTGAATAAAGTCAGGCTCAATGCGCTCAATTCTTAGCCAATAGTTATCGCCAACAGGCATTGTTTGTGCCGGACCACCTTGAACCCACCCAAGATCTGATGTTTCAAAATAGCTTTCAATAGCATTTACATTGGCATTACTGACTTCATCAGTACCAATCTCATGTTGCCATAAAGTAACTCTACCGGCTGTAGTATTAAAAGTTGCAGTCTCTATAATTGTTGCCGTTGCCGTTGTTGACAATGTTAACGTTATGCCCGCAAATGAAAGAGTACCAGACACAGCGCCGCTATTAGCAATAGACAACGTAATTGTAGTTCCAGCAATAACAGTAACCACTGCGCCAGTCCCAATACCTGTTCCAGTTACTTCTTGGTTTAGTAAAATACCAGTTGCGCTATTGACTATAATTGTAAACGCGGCAGAGCTGCCTGTTGCCGTGGTAGAAGCCAGTGTAGGAGTAATCACAGAAACAGTAGCGCCAGAATTTATGCTGGTAGAAACAACTAACTGCCCAACAGCAACTAAATTATTTGGTGCTATAGTAATACTGGTGCTTGCATTAGTTGTTGCAATTGATGCATAAAAAAGCAAATCTTGTGTGCTTAGAGTTGCACCCGCATTAACGGGGTACTTAAAGACTTGAGAAAAATATCCAGCAGTTCTATACGTGCCTAATGCGCCACCTGCATCATACCAGCAATCGTCACGTACGTTATAAATAATAGCATCATTGCACTCGGTTGAATTGCCAGATGGGTAGAACCACCAGATTTCGCCAAAACGAGGAACTTTGTTAGCATAAACTTTTTGACGTTGTACGTAGTTTAAATTGTCAAAGAAATAATTTTGATTAAAATTGTTCTTAATTTCTTTAACTATACCGTTGTAAAGCAAAAATCGATCAGTACCACACCAATAATAGATGCCATCATACTCAATGACAGATTGACTGGATAAGATAGATGATTGACTAGAAATAATGTCATAGCGCCAATACAAAGTACTTGCGCCTATAGTTGTAGGCGCGTATGATACGCGAATAAGAGAATCCAGTGCCCAAAATAATCCTGATGGAGCATTAGAACCTCCACGCACAGGAAGCCCTTTAACAATCTTGGTTGATGAGACGTTGGTTTCATTAGCGTCTGCACCATTCCAGTCATACGGGTTACCTGCAGAACAGTTTTTAATCAGCCCATTGTCGCCATACACAAAAACATACGGGTGCAATACAACCACGCCTCCAGCAACTTCAATAATATCATTGGTTGGAGTTGAGCCAGAAGAGTCTACAAGAGGGGATAATGTAAGTCCAAAAATGTCACCAGCAAGAACAGGTGATAAAGCTATTGCATCAATTTGTGCTAAGTTTTGTCCGGCATGAGCTAGTAACAATTGATCACCAGAACCTAGCGAGTCAAAACTTGAATCAAACTGCCATAGGTTTAAATCATTTGCTGTGAAAGTTGTGATTGTAGCAACTGTAATAGAAAATCCAGAACCTGAACCACCAAGATTGGTGTTTGACGCGCTTAATGTATCACCAATGACATAGTTATTACCATAACTTGTAAGCGTCACAGAAGTCACAGCGCCACCAGATACAACAATAGTGGCTTTTGCACCAGAACCAGAGCCACCAGTTAATGGCACAGCCGTATAAGTGGCATTTACATAACCAGAACCTCCAACAAGTGTGCTTAGCGTTAAGGCTCTTCCTGTAAAAGTAAACTGATTAACACCAGCCCCAATGCCTGAGTTGTCAATATTGATAACTTCAAGACCGTCGTCGTAGCCATTAAAAACTTGATTATTGCCATCAACTGAGTTAACGTATATGCCACGAGAATAGCCATGCGTGTCTTCAGTAATGGCTCTATACCCAGCTATCTTGCGAGGACGACCACGCTGAAACCTTACCCATTTTCCATCAGTATAGAAGTTCACGTCAAATACAGTTCCATCCCGCTGAACGCCGGGTTGAGTGTCAAGAGCAAAAACTTTTTTGGTCATCAGAAAGTCCCACCCGCAACACCACCCGTAAAGTTCCCTGTGCCAACAATTGCCAAACCAGAAGCTGAAACTGTTGAGCGCAATACACCAAGAATGGCAATATTAAACTCACCCGAAGCCGCTCGATACACGCCCGTTGTGGTTTCTGATGAGAAGTTCAAAGACGGCGCGCCAACTGAGCCATTGATCAAACTGATTGAGGACGATCCTGCAAGAATTGTATTGGCGTTGTATAAGTTAACTGAGTCACAAACCAGTGTGGCTTGAGTGCCAGTAGTCAACACAGCCGTGGCTCCAGCGCCTGTAGATATTGTGACCGTGTAAGCGTTTGTGGTTTCATTCAGGACGTAGTAAACCTGAACCGTTGATGGAATGATAATTGTCACATTACCTGTTAAAGCGCCTGTGTATTTCTGAATGACATTAGATGCTTCAGACGCAGTTAAAGTATACGTGCCTGTAAGTACGGCTTTGGAAAGTTGAGTAAACGCAAACTGCGTTGATTTACCTAGACCAACTGTGTAAAACGTAGTGCCAGAACAAACAATGATTGCTGAGTCAGTAGGCTGCAAAATAATGGAAGCAGAGGCATTTATGGTGTTGCCACTAGAGCCTGCAACTGTTAATGCGCCTGACCCGCTATTTCGCAAAAACATAAACCAATTGTCGCCAAGCGTAGATGCAAGAGTTAGTGTTAAAGTTCCCGCACCGCCAGTCCATACATATGTATTTGCGCGATCTGTAGCAAGTGCTGTGTAACTAGACGAAAATGTTGTAACTGGCTGTGACTGATTTAATGTTTGACCAATGGCCAATAGCCCATAGCCTGCCAATGTTGAAGCATCAGCACCTGATGAGCCAATACCATAGGCAATAACGCCCCATGTCCCTTGCTCATCTACATTGTCAGTGATGTAAATGTATTGTGCCTCGCCAGCAACAATGGTAGCAATTACGTTTAAGCCATCATAGTCCATGACGTCAAAGTCTTCGCCACCTATATTGCGAATTAGCGCATCTTGACCTACTGAGGCTTGATTGGCGGGTGGCATCCACAGCTCAAGCCCGGCAGGGCTGGCTGTAACTTCCATTATTCTTGCTGCGTAAGTCTCTGTGCCATTACCGTCAAATGGCCAAAAAAGCTGTGTGTCACTAGTAAGTGTCAAACTAGCATAAGAAACATCTGTAGGTTGTATTACATTGCCAGTAAACGGGCTGTTGTATGTTGTCATGTATCAAGTACCGTTGTTTGACGGTCTCCAATTCTGATTACGTCTTCTGCTTTTAATGTTGACACAATTTGCTGATATTGAGCTTGCCACAGCGGTAGACGTTCGTCATTCTTAAGGAATGGCATTGCTTGTAAGAGTGAGCCATACAATAATGCTTGCGGTGCATAGATAGTAAACCAGTTGGTCTGATTGGTGCTATCTAAAGGTTGTACACGTTCGTAGTAAAGAATCTCAAACGTGTAATTTGCAGCCGGTGTAGGTGCTACCAGCCAACGAGTATAGTCATAGTCACAGTAGTACAAAGGCAAGTCAGTTTGTGTACTATCAGGCCAGTATTCACGTAAGTACTCATACTTGCGCAAGTAAATAGGCGTTCTAACGCCGTCAGATGTTACATTCATTGACACAGTTTTGTGCCAACGTACAGGCTTATCAAGGACCGGGTTGCCTATGGTCATTGCGCTTGTTGCAACGTTTAAGTTACCTAAAAACTTTAAGTCTGCTGCAAGCGTTTGCTCACACAGCATGATGAACCTAGGAATTTGGGTAAGCGTGGCAGTATCTGTACGCTCCAAATACTGCTGTATGTCTGTGACTAGGCTATCATATGTCATTACCGATGCAGTAGTCATACGGTGGTGCCCTTTATGCTAACATGATTATATGTCAAAACATTGAATTTATGCATACACACGAGTACCAGCTTTGTCAATTATTAGCGCTTGACGGCGAGCAAACCCAATAATGTCATTTGGAATTGATACATGCGTCCAGCGATCAAACTCTCGAATCACTTGATCATACCCAAGGGTTGAAGAGATGATGGCCTTAACAACTTGGTCAGGCGTCATGCCTGGGACTCTTAGATCAGCTGCACAGCCAACTCGATGCTGACTGGTATCCTTGCTTCCAACTGCGTCATTGACAGCCTTGCTACGAAAAGCGCTGTTTACCATAATTGGTTTGCCGCTGAGGATTGTTTTAACTTCTTCAAGAAACGCTGCAAGGCGCTTAAGATTTGCAAGCTCTTGTGCATTTGGTATGTTGTCCAGTTCCCGATGGTCGGTATGTGTTAACTCTTCAAGAGTAAAGTGTTCACTAAGGTTCATTTCTTCACCTTGTCGGCTATCTTCTCAAAAGTACGACCGCCAAAATAAAATGACATCACTACCATGCCCCAATTTCCTAAGAGTTCTACGTAGTTACCCCTAGTCTCTAAGTCAAACATTGAAGCAATTGCAAACCCCGTGTATGCCAATAAAATAAATATAAGTACCATTGGGCGAATGTTCTTGGACAGCCAAGAGTCGCTAACCATATCTGCTTTAAGACGTTCAGTTAACTCATGGGCTTCGGCAACATCGGCATTGAGCTTTGCCAACTCGCCATTTTGTTGCATCTCCAAAAACTTTAGTTTAGCTTGCTCTGCCTGTGCTGGGTCAGGAAACACCTTGTCTAAGATTTTTCCGCCAATGTCTATAAGTGCGCCGATAGGTATCATTTCTGTTCCTTCAATTCACGTTTAAGTTTACGAAGTTCTTTCATCTCTTGTTTCAACTGTGCCCGCATGTATAGGGTTTCTACGTATGCCATTGAAGTGACTCCTACAATGATACATATTGCAACTCCTATCAAAATCCAACAGACAAGTTTCGTATTTCCCACATGAGCCACCCAAAGAATAGAGATATAAACGTCACGGCAATCACCCCACTTGTTAATTCAATGACCCGAATCTCGTCCTGCTCTTTACGCCACCTTGCCAACCTTGCTCTACGAATCATCTCAGACCTTGCCCACTCTTGTTCTTGCTCTATTTTGGCGTGCATCTTGAGAAACCTGCTATACAAATCTTTTAACTCAGGCGGGGCATAGACCATCGCCTCTCTGGTCTGCTCCATCAACTTCTCCATCT